TCCAATTACTATCCACATGCAAACGGTTGGAGGTTGCTGGTATGCCGGGATGGGTATATATGACGCGATCAAGAGCTGTAAGTGTAAAACGGTTTTTGTTGGTTATGGCCAGTTGTGCTCTATGGGTACTGTGATTATACAGTCGGCAGCAAAAAGGCTGATGACTGAAAACTCTATATTTATGTGTCATTTTGGAAGCACTGATTTGTCTGGTGACTATTTAAGCTCACAAAACTATGCGGCGGTAGACAAAAGAAACTGCGAAACTATGTTATCAATATATGCAGATAGATGTCATTCTACTGGCGAGTTCTTTAAGAGTTCAGAATACTCGTTATCAAAAACAAAATCATACATAAAAAGGAAACTACATAACGGAGATTGGTATATGGACTGCGAAGAGGCTATATACTATGGCTTTGTGGACGGAATATATAAATGAAAGATCATTCAAAACAACTAGAAGACGCTTGGCTTGGTATTGACGTAGATGAGTCAACCTTGTTTAATCCTATGGATTTTGTCATGCAGGACTCTGACAACGAAAAACTATTAGAAAGAATAGCTTGGTTAATGATGCGTCCAGAGTATTTTTCATTTGCATGTAAATATATATTAAATATTGAACTATCTCCTTTCCAATCATTACTACTTTATGAAATGTGGAACAGGAAGTTCCCAATGCTTATCGGCAGTCGTGGTATGGGTAAATCTTTTATCCTTTCTGTTTACCCATTACTACGCGCCCTATTTATGCCAAGAAGAAAAATCATTGTTGTTGGTGCTGCATTTAGACAGTCTAAAGTTCTTTTTGAATATATGGACACCATCTGGAAGAACGCGCCCATATTGAGGGATTTGTGTTCAAGCAATAGTGGACCTAGAAGAGATGTGGATAGGTGTGTTATGCACATCGGCCAAAGTACTATTACTTGTCTCCCGCTCGGTGACGGTAGCAAGATCAGAGGTCAGCGTGCTAATGATATCATTGCTGATGAATTTGCCTCTATTCCTAGAGATATTTTTGAAAACGTTGTTGCTGGTTTTGCTGCTGTTGCCGCTTCTCCAATAGAAAAGGTTAAACAAAAGGCTAGAGAAAAGAAGGCTAAAGAACTTGGGATACCGATTAGCGCTCCAGAAGACAAAGACACGGGCGCTTCTAAATCGAACCAAATTATTTTATCTGGAACGGCATATTATGATTTTAATCATTTTGCTGAGTATTGGAAGAGATATCATGCTATAGTATCTAGTGGAGGGGAAGAGTTTAAGCTACAAGAAGTTTTTGGCGGCGCTGTTCCGGCAGACTTCGACTGGAGAGAGTATTCAGTTATTAGGATGCCCGTAGATAGGCTTCCAGACGGATTTATGGATAGCGGTCAAATAGCTAGAGCAAAGGCCACTGTTCACTCAGGTATTTATCAGATGGAATATGGCGCCGTGTTTACTACGGACAGTCAGGGGTTTTTCAAGAGAAGTTTAATAGAATCATGCACAGCGTCTCAGATGAAGCCAATAACACTGCCTTCTGGAGATGTGTGTTTTGAAGCTATGCTAAAAGGCGATCCAAATAAAAAATATATTTTTGGTGTCGATCCTGCTTCCGAGGTTGATAATTTTAGTATAGTGGTTTTAGAGCTAAATAGCGATCATAGAAGAATAGTCCATTGTTGGACGACGACTAGAAAGCAACATAAGGAAAAGTTGAAATCGAAATTAGTAACGGAAGACGATTTCTATTCATACTGCGCTAAAAAAATAAGACAGTTAATGAAAGCTTTTCCTTGTGTTGAGATCGCTATTGACGCTCAAGGCGGCGGTATAGCAGTTGTAGAAGCTCTGCAAGACAGAGATAAGATTGGCGAGGGCGAAGTTCAAATATGGCCCACGATAGAGGACAAAGAAAAAGATACAGACTATCACTCTGGTCTACATATTCTTAAATTATGTCAATTCGCTAAGGCTGATTGGTTGGCAGAGGCTAATCATGGTTTAAGAAAAGACTTTGAGGATAAGTGTGTTTTACTTCCATTTTTCGATACGGCTAGCATAGGTCTATCTATCGAGCAAGATAAGGTTTCTGGTAGACAGTATGATACGCTTGAGGATTGCGTGATGGAGATAGAAGAGCTTAAAGATGAGCTTTCCATGATAGTTATGACTCAGACATCAAGCGGCAGAGAAAGATGGGATACGCCAGAAGTAAAGCTTGGCGCTGGTAAAAAGACCAGACTGAGAAAAGATAGGTACTCTTCTCTTATAATGGCTAACATGTCGGCTAGACATTTTACAACCGTTGAGAAAATAACAGAATTAGAAGTTGGCGGATTTGCTGAATCTAATTCTTCTAGATTTGGAAATTCTGGCAAACTATACAATGGGCCTGCTTGGTTCTCAGATAAAATCCAAGATATCTATTAAATTGTGTAATAATAGTATTACCATTTCTATTAACAATACCATTGGGAAAATTAAATGTCTGATGATCTTTATCTAACATGGGATAACGAGTCTCAAAAGCAAGAAGCATACAAGTCTACGGCTAACAACATCGACGCCTACGAGGGTATACAAAAGGCTTCTGCCCATTCATACGGCAGAAGAACCAGCTATATTGATATAGAGCCTAATCGCTCCGTCAGAACCAGCTTTAATAGAAGTGACTACAACGCCTTTCGTCCCGGCGAGGCGGTTGCCACCAAACAGAAAAGGCTTATTGCTCAATGTATGCAGGCATACAGTCGTGTTGGTATAATCAGAAATGTTATTGATCTGATGAGTGATTTTGCAAGTCAGGGGCTTGTTCTTGTGCATCCCAACAAGACTATCGAAAAATTTTATAGAAAATGGTTTCAAGAGGTTGGTGGCACAGATCGCTCTGAAAGGTTCTTGAACTACCTTTATAGAACCGGCAATGTAATAACCCGAAGAAGCACCGCAAAAATAAACACGAAGCAAGAAAGAGCTTTGAAAAGCGCAATCGCCGCTGACACAAAAATAGAAGATATAAACTTTAAAAGCAGAGAAATACCTTGGGGATATGATTTTCTAAATCCTTTAAGTGTTGATGCTGTTGGCGGTGTTCAGCTAGGAAAGCCGGAGTATGTGATGAAACTATCACATAATTCCCATCAGGCTTTAATGTCCTCAAATAATAAAAAAACACTACCTCAAGATTTGTACAATAGATTAAAAAATGGTGAAAGAACCATACCCCTAGATCCAAATAAAGTTGATTTTTTCTTTTATAAAAAAGATGATTGGATGGTTTGGTCTGATCCAATGATTAGCTCTATTCTTGATGATATTATCATGTTAGAAAAAATGAAACTAGCAGATATGGCGGCTTTGGACGGCGCTATTTCTAATGTTAGACTTTGGACTGTTGGTGATTTAGATCACAAAATTATACCGACTAAGGCTGTTATCAATAAATTAAGAGATATACTAGCCAGCAACGTCGGCGGTGGAACGATGGATATGGTTTGGGGACCGGAGCTGAAATTTACTGAAAGTCAATCTCAAGTATATAGATTTTTAGGGTCTGAAAAATATCAGCCGGTTCTTACGAGTATCTATGCCGGTTTGGGAATACCTCCTACCCTTACCGGTGCCGCTGGCGGTGGTGGTTATACCAATAACTATGTTTCGCTAAAAACCCTCGTTGAGAGACTGGAATACGGTAGAGAGATACTATCTAGCTTCTGGAGAAAAGAAATAGCAATAGTTCAAAAAGCTATGGGCTTTAGGTATCCAGCTGAGATACATTTTGATTCTATTGTACTTTCAGATGAAGCGGCCCAGAAAAAACTCCTTATGGATCTTGCAGATAGAGATATAATTTCTCAAGAAACACTGCTTGAAAGATTTAGAGAGATTCCTTCTATTGAGAAAGTTAGAGTTAAAAGAGAGGTCAGAGATAGGGATACTGATCCTCTTTCGCCGCAGAAAGCTAGCCCATACCATAATCCTCAACACGCGCACGATGTCGCTAAAATTGGCATAACCAAAGATATTGTGGATAATCAAGAATATTTTGAAAAATATAATATTCCTTTTAGTGCTACTCAAGAGCCAGCAGGAACCCCGACACAGAATGCGCCAAGGCAGGAAAAAAACGAGCCAATCCAAGAGGCCGGTCGTCCAATGTTTTCCAGAGATACGATGAAAAGAAAACAAAAAAGAGTACTACCAAAAAGCTCCGACACGACTGTAGCCATGTTGTGGGCAATGGATGCACAGGCTAAAATATCAGAAGTTCTATCCCCTATTGCACTTGCTCACTTTGATAAGAAAAATATTAGAAGTTTAACTAAGTCGGAAGTAGATCAGTTAGAGCATTTAAAATTATGTATACTTACTGGTCTGCAACCATTCATGGAAATAGATGAGACAATAATTAAAAACCTATTAGAAAGTCAGAAAAACCCACAAAAAGAATTCGTTTCTTTCGCGTCTGAAAAGGTTGAACAGTTTGTTAATACTAACAATAGACAGCCAAGTAGTAATGAGATGAAATTGATTTACTCAACTGTCTTTGCTGAATTAAGCGATTTTTAACCATAAAAAACCAACAAATCAAAAATTTGTGTATTATGAATACTGGAGGTATTTAATATGGAAATATATAAATCAGAAATAGAGGCCGGATTATCCGACCTTCTACAAAATAACAGTGTCGCATATTGCGCTCAAGCTAATCTTCATAAGGGTAATAT